TACGGAGTGCCACAACGTGTCAGAACCGACTTTTCTCAACACTCCCACTACGGCATGAATCCGCAGTATTTAGACGAAGACGGTATCCCTAACTACGTAGCTATATCAAAGCGATTTCGAGAGCTAGCTGACAACGTAGAACTGAAGGAGCAGCGATTGAACCGATTCTTTAATTCTGTTGTTGTGAATGACTTCTATGATAACGCAACGGCCCTTATGTACGCGTTACTAGTCAAGTTACACGTGTATAGAATGCTAGAAAAGCTAAACAAGTACGATTATGAGTTGATAATGCACCCCGAACAAGTTGAAACTATAATTGATGATGATTGGAATGTTATGTATACAAGGCTCATCGAGTTCTTCAAACGCAACCACATAGGCTTCGGCATGTATAAGGCAGATCCCGAGACACGCAACTTATTAAATAGTATGCGCGCATGGTACGCTGCTCTACCCCCGAGGTTTATGTTAGACAACAATGGTCAAAATATTGAACAAGCAGTCTGGCACGCACATAGATTTAAGTATAACACTAAAGTTATACACATGTATGAATATAATGATGGCCACAGCAGAAGTGGTCCTCATTTCGGAGAGGAATTCGGCTTCATCGAGTGTCGCTTTAGATACACGGACAGTCATAAAAAATACGAATTTGACCAAGGTGGTATCTTGGAATGCGATAAATTCGCATTGCCTGCAAATGAGCAGGCAATTGATAGATATGGTACCGTATACGGTTATATTAATGGTAGTGGGTTACAAAAGAAACAAGTTGCCATTCTAGGACAGGTGTTGTATGGTAATAAAAGAACCACCCCTTTACTGATAGACCAAGATATTGATTTTGGTATATCCGAAAAAACGATTAAATGTTTTTCTGATTTACGGTTAGATAACAATGAGATGTTTACTGTAACAGAGTCAGACATCGTAAACACGATATCCACACTAGTCACAACACATAAGTGGTATGAGGAACTTGCTAGTGCTTATAGAAGCTTAAGGTATTGGTTGGTCCAGCCAGGAACGGAGACAGTAGAAGCTCACTGGTGGACTGGAATGGAACGCGTATTACACTTACCTAGGCTCGGTTTACGTCGAGCAGCATTACCTATGCTGCTAGAGAAAGGCGGTGTAAACATTTCTCGAGAAGCTTTAAAAATAAACAAGCTTGCGCTCTCGAAATCTGACGCCCCTTACTTCGAGTCACTTTTTGCTACTACATGTTGGTACTGGGGTGAATATTTAGCTATATTCAACGCAAAAAATATAAAGCACATTATCCGGAAGATGGAATACAACACAGAGGATGCCCTAGAAGAAACAGCTAGAGCTGATGCGCTATACTCCGCGATATTAGGCCGGGCTATACCTAAGCCGGTTTTTAGACACCAATCTACTTACATACTAGGTGGCATAAGGTCACAATTCACACGGGTGATGAAAATAGGTCAGATAAATATAAGCAATATGGAAGAGTATGGCTATATAGCAGTTAATAATGGTGTCCGGTCTGGGACGATCGTGTATCCCGGTTGTTGTGCCCTGATCATCGGGCAAGCAGGTTCACTCATTCTTGGCACACCTTATGCAAGTATATTTCAGATAAATCCAACTGTTGTTAAGGAGACCAGGACTAGGGACTATCGTGGGTACAATTACCACGATCTGTGGGCTTATGGTGTAGTACAGAGATGGCAAGGTTATGACGTGGTGTACAAACACCCGAAATCTGGTGGTGTACATACAATGTACGCTCCAAACGATGTTAGCATAGCCATGCCGCCTGTTAACCCTACAACAGTCGATCGTATAGAAAGTTATACTATACAGAGAAATAGGCCGCGTCAACATATTTTTGGGTCTGAAATTACAGACTTTATGAAGTATAAAATGACCTTCACTTGGCACCGTATAAACTGTGTGCCGTTGGAAGAGCCAGACTATCACTCCGTAGGAGTACAGGGTGAAGAATCTTCTTTTATGGTGGCTAGTAAATTTTTGAGCGATATGCTTGATAAGGAACAATATTCCGCTGCCGTATTAATGAACTATGATATTGATACGCAGGATTTTTACGAGGGCGAACCGACGGTAGCCGTGCCGGTCCCAGACGCACAAAACTCGTTAAGATTAGCGGAACAAGACTTAGGACCGGAACCACAACCAGACGAAGATCCTGGGCCGGTAGTCTAAAACATCTATCTACTATCTTCTCTTACATACAACTCAACAATGACTGTCTGGTACAGTCTACTTTCGACCTTGCCACACTATTCTTATTTGATATAATGTATGGTGTGAATATAAATGGCAATTACATGTATCGCATCGGTGATACTGCTGTCCGGACGTACGCAGTTTATTTGCCGGCACTTAATTTAACTGCGTTATATATAACTAAGGACAACCACTTGCCCTCGATGGGTAACTACTCACTCATTAGAATTTCGCAAATACAGTATGGTCCGGGGCTGGCTCCCTACGGCCCTATCACAAATAAAGAGTTACTCAATCATTTGTTCTATATTACAGAGGCCTCTATGCATAGGGTTATTGAGTTTTCGAATATCAACCTGGTTAAAAAATATTACCATGGCACACTTGAACCACCGGTCACTAAAGTTAGTGGGCAGCACATCAGGCACCTTACATTCAACGAACTACGTAGTTTTGAATGGGCTGAGCTATGCACTCAGGTGGGCCCCACCATGCAGTTAATAGAACGTCTTGCTATTTCTGGGGCACATGAATCATTCCTGGTTGGGTTGATAGTATGGGCAATGTGTCTACCGCCAGAGCAGAAAAAATGGTGGGACGTATCAGGGTTCCTAGACTGGAAATTTGACGGGTATGAGGGCTTCATGTACTCGATAAAAAATAAGTTTACTCTAAAACTTAAAGCATTACAGAACTTACTACCACTTGACTTAACACCTTTCTTTGAATTAGAGGTTCTAGTTAATAGGGGAGTTGGTACTGTAGATTGGGCGCAGGAACGTCGTAATCGTATAGAACTTAACGTAGTTAATATAGACTCCAATACTATATTTAATCATGCAGCGCGACTCTTCAAAAATTTAATCCGGTTAAAAGGCAGGCCCAAAAGATATAGTTGGGATAACTTCTGGGCTACACGCTGGCAGTGGAGTCCGACTGGTGCGTACAACAGTCAGTACCCAGAAGATGAGAAGTTCAGGCACAAGGAACATACTATGCGGCATAAATTCTACGGTTTTAATGCTATGCCGGATTATAATTTCTCTCATTTCTTTGGCAGGAAACCAGAAATGTGTGCAAGGTCCTCAGAAAAATATGAATGGGGAAAGAATAGAGCTATATATGGTGTTGACAACACTAATTTTATTATGTCTAGCTTCGGCTTGGCAGGATGTGAAGAGTTGTTAGCTGGTCTATTTCCAATTGGTGTAGAGGCAGAGGCAAAAAAGGTATCTCGTACTGTTGAGCAGGTACTGAGAGATGGAGTGCCTTATTGTTTTGACTTTCAAGATTTTAATTCGCAACATAGTTTATCTAGTATGCAGGCAGTGCTAG